GAGGGCTTGAGATGGCTGGTTTCGACGGTTCGGTCAATTGCTGGATACCGGACGTGCCTGTCGCCCGCGAGGACAATGTCCGGGTCCGGGTGGCGCAGTTCGGCGATGGCTATCAGCAGCGCACACTCGACGGCATCAACGCCGTCAACACCAAGTTCGCGCTGCAATGGAACAACCGCCAGAGCGACATCATCGAAGCGATGGTCGCCTTCTTCGTCGCGCAGAAGGGGGAGAGTTTCAACTATTACGAACAGCAGACGCAGACCATGTGGCGCGTCGTCTGCGACAACTGGCGCATCTCATGGGATATCCGCCGGCGGCACTTCACCGGCTTTGTCTCGACCCCGCTTTACTACGGCACGCTCTCGGCTGAATTCGTCAGAATGTACGGGGTGACGGCATGACAGTTAGGACAGACGTCAACCAGCTTGGCGCGATGGAAATGGTCGAGATGTTCGTCTTCGATGCCAGTGCCATCGGGGGACAGGTCTATCGCTGGACTGCCGGTAATTCACCGACCGATGCGGCAATCGTCTGGCAGGGGCAGACCTACAACCCGATGCCGATACAGGCGGAAGGTTTCGAGGTGACGGCTGTCGGCAAGTTGCCGCGTCCGACCTTGCGCGCTTCCAACATCGGCGGCGAACTGGACAACTATCTCAGAAGCATCGGCGACGGCCTGAATGCCAAGGTCACCAGAAAGCGAACCCTGGGAAAGTATCTCGACGCGGTCAACTTTCCGGGCGGTAATCCCTATGCCAATCCGGCGACGTCCTTCCCTGACGAAATCTACTATGTCGCCCGCAAGGTGACGGCAAATCCGATCTTCGTCGAGGTCGAGCTTGCGGTGAAATTCGACACCGAAGGCGTCACGCTTCCGCGTCGGCAGGTGGTCGCTGGTATCTGCCAGTGGATATACCGCTCGGCGGAATGCTCATACGCCGGTCCGCCAGTGCAGGACATCGACGGCAAGCCGACGACCGATCCGACCAAGGATCGTTGCCGCAAGACGCTGGACGCATGCCGGGCGCGGTTCGGTGCCAACGGCGTGCTGCGCACCTCAGCCTTCCCATCATCGTTGCTCGTGAGGCAGTCATGACGTTTGAGCCTACCGACGACATGATCAAGGATGCGCTTGCCCATGCGGCTGCATGCGATCCGTTTGAATGTTGCGGTGTCATCGCCGATGGCAAGTTCATGCCGGTCACCAACAATGCGACCGACTTCGACACCTTCGTCATGAACATGACCGAATACCTCGCCATCGCGAAGAAGCACAAGGTCGAGGCCATCGTTCATAGCCATATCTACGGCCCGCCGATCCCGTCCGAAGCCGACAAGGCCATTTGCGAGGCCACAGGCAAGCCGTGGCTGATTGTTTCGTGGCCGCTTGGCACTTGGGCCGTGTTCGAGCCGAGCGGCTACAAGGCACCGCTGATCGGTCGCCAGTGGGTGTATGGCGCGCACGACTGTTACGGCTGCATGCGCGACGGCTTTCAGCACTTCACCGGCATCACCATTCCAGACTTCCCGCGTGACTGGCTCTGGTGGGAGAACGGTGAAGACCTGATCGAAGGCCAGTTCGCAGATGCCGGGTTTCACCAAGTCACCGGCCAGTGGCGGCACTGCGACGTGATCGGCATGAAGGTCTGGCCGTCGAAGGTCGTCAATCATCTCGGCCTGTTCGTCGAGCCCGACCTCATGCTGCATCACCTGTTTGGACGGCTGTCGGCCCGCGAAGTCTATGGCGGGGTCTATGCAATGGCGACCGTGCTGCACCTTCGCCACGAGAAGTTCTTCGACGCACCGCCGCCGTTGCCAGCTGGCTATACGCCGTGGGGGTGGACATGATCACACAGGAACTGGTCACCGTCCGCATCCATGGGCCGCTTGGCGACAAGTATGGTGTCGAGCATCACTTCGCCGTCAGGTCGCCGAAGGAAGCGATCGATGCGCTCGACGCGAACCATCCCGGCTTCCGCGCCGACTTCCTCGCGATCCCGTCCTACGGCCTGATGGTCGATGGCGACTGGCGCGACGAGGACAATTGCAGCGATGTTGCCAACGCACCCGTCAGCAAGGAACTGGACATCTGCCCGATCATCGAAGGCCGCATCTTCGGGGCCATCGTCTCGGCGGTGACGGCGATCACCGGCCTGACAGGCGTGGCCGCGACCGTGATCGGCGGCATCATCACTATCGGTCTGATGACCGGTATCTCGCTGCTGCTGGCACCCAGGCAGAAGAAGACCTCGCGGGATTCCGGCAAGGATGAGAACTACATGTTCTCCGGTCCAGAGAACCTGACAGAGCAGGGGGCACCGGTTCCGCTGATCTACGGCCAATGCTTCGTTGGATCGGTGGTGATCTCGGCTGGCTTCGAAGTCGCTGAGGGCGTCGGCTCGACGATCGACGATGAATATGTCTGGCCGACCAACGACATCGCCTTTGCAATGGCGAAGACGACGGAAATGTCCGCTGGCTTGCGGGCATCCCGCCAGACACCGCAAGACCCGGACGAACATATCTCGCCTCCCTATGAACAGCCCGACCCGTTCGCTCAATGGCGCAAGCCGCGCTGGATTGGGGAAAATCTATGAACCAACACCTCATGCCATTCGGGATTGTCGGTGCTGGCGGCGGCAAGAAAAAGAGCAGCGGCGGCACTGAACAGCCGAACTCGCTGCACTCGAAACAGATCGCCCGCATCGTCGACCTCTTGAGCGAAGGGCCAATCGTCGGCCCGGTCAACGGTCCGAAGTCGATCTACTTCGACGGCGTGCCACTGGTGTCTTCGGACGGCACGCCCAACTTCTCGAACTATTCGGTGGTCGGGGCTGGCGGATGGCCCGACCAGGACGTACTGAAAGGCTTCGCCCAACAGCAAGCCGAGATCGGTGTCGGCACGAAAGTGACGGTAGCGACGCCGCTCACCCGCACCATCATCAACAGCAATGTCGAGCGCGCCCGCATCACGGTATCGGTCCCGGCCCTGCAAGTGGTCAACACCAAGAACGGTGATATCCGGGGCACCAACGTCGTCTTTGACGTCTTCCTGCAATCAAATGGCGGCGGCTACCAGCTGGTGACCCGGCACGAGATTTCCGGCAAGACCAACACGCGCTATCAGCGGGCACTATCATTCCCGCTCACCGGCAACCCGCCATGGAATATCCGTGTCGTCCGCGTCACTGCCGACAGCGCCGTCACCAGCCTGCAAAACGATCTCTATTGGGATAGCTACACTGAGATCATCGACCAGAAGGTCAATTACACCCTGTCGGCGGTGATCGGCGTCACCATCGACGCAGAGCAGTTTCAGTCGATCCCGAAGCGCACCTATGAGATCAAGGGTCTGATCATCAACGTGCCCTCGAACTACAACCCGGAAACCCGCATCTATACCGGCACGTGGGATGGCACCTTCAAGGCGGCATGGACCAATAACCCGGCGTGGATTTTCTACGATCTGGTGACCAACTCGCGCTATGGCCTTGGCCGTTTCATCAGCCAGTCCGAAGTCAACAAGTGGGCGCTCTACAAGATCGGCCAGTGGTGCGACGTGAACGTGTCGGACGGCAAGGGTGGTGTCGAGCCGCGCTTCGTCTGCAACGTCGTCATCAACACGCTGCAAGAGGCATACGATCTGCTCAATACAATGGCCGCGACATTCCGGGGCTCGGCCTATTGGGCAGGTGGCGAGATGGTCGCGACGGCTGACATGCCGTCCGATCCTGTCGCGCTCTATACCAATGCCAACGTCATCGACGGCACCTTCAACTATCACGGCGCAGACGTCCGCTCGCGTCACAACATGGCTGTCGTCGCTTGGAACGATCCCGACAACCTCGGCGAAAACCGGCTGACACCGGTCGAGGGTGACATCGACAGCATTGCCCGTCTCGGCATCCAGAAGATCGAAATCAATGCTACCGGCTGCACGTCGGAAGGGCAGGCGATCCGCACCGGGCGCTGGCAGATGTACACCGACACCTATGAAGGCGAAACCGTCGATTTCGTCGCCGGTCTCAATACCGCTTGGGCGCGACCAGGCGAGATCGTCAAGGTGGCCGACATCAACGTCGGCGGGCAGCGGCGCGGTGGCCGTGTCGTCGCCTCGACAACGACGTCGATCACGACCGACGCACCGATCCCGGTCAAGGCCGGTGTCCAGTATGCGGTATCGGTGACGCGCGCGGACGGGGTAATCTCGACGTCGCAATACAATCCCGTAGCCAATGCCAACGTGACGGTCATCCCGCTTTCGCCGCCGCTACCATCCGCAGCACTTCTCGACTCGGTGTTCGTGATCACCTCGACCGATCTCGACGCGACCCTCTGGCGGGTGGCGACCGCTCGTGAGCGCGACGGCGACAAATACGAGATGACGTGCATCCGGCACTTCCCCGGCAAGTGGGATGCTATTGAGAAGAACATTCCGCTCACCATTCCCGACATCACCAATA